GATGGTAGGGTTATAGTAGACCTTACTCATCCGCACATATTAGAAAACATGTCATATTTCACGGAAGCTCGTGATAACATGAAGAGACTTGGAAAATATTGTCCCTATGAAAAATCAATAAGCAAACCTTCTCAGTATGGTCTATGGTGGAAACGCGAAGTTGAAAGATGTCGTAATGGTATGACGAGAGAAGATGGTGAATGGATTCCCGGAATATTCTATTTCTACCTGAACTATTGTCCGATTCTAAAAACGAAGATTATAAAAAAGAAGAAAACGGAGTATGGTGTAAAGGTTGAAGACTTCCCTGATATGTGGGCCACTTCGTATTATAGATTTCATTATCTAATACAATCTCGTTATTCAGGACATCATGCAATAGAATTAGCAGCTCGTGGTAAATCAAAATCATATACACTGGCTTCAATATTAGCACATAACTTGCTATTCGGAGAAGACGAAGAAGCGAAAAGACGTATCACAACAATACTTCTCGGTTCAAGCAAAGAATTCCTTTCTGATAAGGATGGTACGTTCTCGAAGTTTAGACCGATTATATCTTGGTGTGCTAAACATACTGAGTTTCCGCATCTTATGCTAAAGAACTCAACGTCAGACATGACATGGATTTCCGGCTATTTGGATAAGAATAAAAAGGAATCAGGCTCTCTTAATACAGTTATCGGCCTTTCGGCTTCAGATGATATTGGTAAAATTCGTGGTAAACGTGGTTGGGTTCTCATAGAAGAGATGGGTGAGTTTGAAGACTTGGTTGATATGTACAACACAATCAGGCCGGGCGTAGAAGATGGTGGAGTAACAACTGCAATGTGTTATATGGTTGGTACGTCAACGCCAAAGAAGACGCACTTTGAAGGTGCTAAGACTCTACTATGCTCAACCGACAAAGTAAACATAAACCCAATACCAAATGTATTCGAGCCTACATCATCACGCCGTTTGAATAAGTTCGGATTCTTTGTTCCATGCTATCTAAATAGATTGAAATGTTATGACGGTGATGGTAATAGCGATGTAACAAAAGCTCTTGCAGAATGTATTAAGGTTCGACTTGATGCCCTAAAAACAGGAAACCCAAAGAACTATTTGTACAAACTAACAGAGTTTCCTATTACACCTTCAGATGCAATGCTTAATGCTGAGGACTCCTTTTTTCCAACAACATTGCTTATGGGCAGACTTTTAGAGTTGGACTCAAAACCGTTTGCTTATGATGATATTTACTGTGGAAGCTTATATGAAGATGAGATGGGTAATGTTGTGTTTACCAATGGTGGTATACCAATACGAGAATATCCACTTGGAAATCAGAAAAAGGAAGGTTGCGTAGAGATATACGAGATGCCAAAAGTTGATGCAAACAATGAAGTATTCTCCAATAGATATATAATAGGACACGACCCAGTTGATAACGATAAGTCAACATCAGATTCATTGTCATCAACAATTGTGTTTGATACATTCACTGATAGTATTGTTGCTGAATATACTGGCAGACATTCTCATGCAGATGATAACTATCATATATGTCTATTATTATGTAAATACTATAATGCGAAGTGTCTATACGAAAGCAATAAGAAAGGTATGTATGCATACTTCTCAAAAATGTTAGCATTGAAATATCTTGCTGATACTCCGAAATATCTAAGAGAAAGAGAGATTGTTAAGTATGAAGCCTATGGCTCTAACATGAAAGGTGTAAACGCAATAGATAAGGTAAATGAATATGCTGATGATAGAACACTATCTTGGTTGACTACGCCAGTAGATGTTGGTGGAGAACAGCCAGTACTACGACTTAACCTACTAAGGAATAGAGCGCTCATTCAAGAAATGATAGCTTATGGTCCGGGTATAAACACAGACCGCGTTAGAGCATTAGGTATGGTAATGTTGCTGAGAGAAGAATATATCATCAAAACAAAACGAAAGACAGCAGCAGCAGCGTCAAATCCTAATTATATGGGTAATGATAAGTTCTTTCAACAGAATAGTAAAGGACGTTGGAAATAAGTATTTTTTGTAATATTGTTTATAAGAATGTTTTACCATGATATTTCCTAGACAAAGAATACCATCATCAAAGAAGACAAAAGAATGGAGACAATCCAATCTTGATTGGGCAGAAAAGACCTTGGACGAAACTTATGATGAGTTCGTTAATGATGGCAAACATGCAACCATAAACTACGATTTGTATGCAGGCATACTACATAAAGAGGATATTGAGAAGACTCTCAATCCTGATATGATAAGAACTGAAAACGACAATGATACTGGAGATATTGTAGATAACATACAACACTATCCAATCATAAATAAATACATAAATAAACTTCTTGGCGAATTCGATTCTGCCGGAAAGCACTTCTCTTCTAGGGTAACAAATCCTGATGCCATATCAGAAATAGAGCGAAACAAACAAGCACAGTTCTATCAGATGCTTATGTCTCGCATACAAAATATGGATATGAGCGATGAGGAGATTGCTAATCAGGTCAAAGATGACGTAATGTATATGCAGTATGAGTATCAAGACTTCCACGAGATATGGTGTAACTGCATATTGAAACATTATCAAGAGCAAGAGTCTGTAACAGAAATGTTTACACAAGGAGCTTTGGATGCTTGCTTGGCCGGACGAGAATTATATCATGCATATATTGTAGGCGGTGAACCTAAGCTCGAACGCCTCGACCCAAGAACAGTAAGACTGTACAGACGTTCATCAAACAGAGCAGAAGATGCTGATATTGTTGTTATCACAGAATATTGGTCTCCATCAAAAATTAACGAGATATATTTCGATTCGTTGTCTGCTAAGGATATGGATAAGATTGAAGAGTGGTCAAATACTTCTGTATCTTCTATGGATAATCAGGTAGCAGGAGACCAATACTTTCAACTTAAATACAACACAGAAGGAACGGCTGTTGATTATAAATACAGAAACCCATTCGACAACTCTCTTACACAAAACGAGCCTGTTGATAGCAATGGTAACATTCGTGTAATAAGAATGTTCTGGAAGAGTTATGATATTGTAAAACAGATAAAACGTCCAAATCCAGATACAGGTGAATATGACATAGAATACTTCTCAGAATCATACGTTGCAGACAAAGATGCAGGTGAAGAGGAAAAAATATTCTGGGTTAATAGAGCTTGGGAGGGGACTAAGATTGGCAAAGACATATACATCAATATACAACCTATACAATACCAACTAAACAGCATATCTAATCCGGCGAATTGTTCTCTTGGTATAGTTGGGCAGATATATTCACTTAATGGATATGAACGCCATCTATCCATGATGGATATAATGAAGCCTTATGCATATCTATATGATGTTGTTCATGACAAACTAAATAAGGTTATTGCTAGAGACTTCGGTAATCCTATGCCACTTGACTTTGCTTTAGCTCCAAAAGATTGGGACTTTGCTAAATGGATTTCTGTAATAAAAAATCTCGGCGTATATCCTGTTGACTCATTCAAAGAGAACCCTAACAATCCGGGCCAAATAGCAGGTATGATGCAATCAGCAATAGCAAATATTGCTAAGAGTAATTCGCCAGAACAGGTAGCCGGATACTCACAATTGCTCACCATAATAGATGATGAGGTAGGAAGTTGTATCGGTATGAACAGACAACGCCTAGGTGAGACCGGTCTTCGTGAAGCTGCACAATCAATAGACAATGCAGAGGCTGCATCTTCTGACATTACGGCGTGGCTTATGAACAGACACTTTGATGTCGTAAGAAGAGCTTATGAACTTCTTATAAATGTGTCTAAGGTTTGCATAAAGGGCAAGTCAAAGAAGTTTGAATACATACTTCCTGACAAAACAAAGACGTTTATAGAGATTGATGGCAATCAGTTTTATGAATGTGATTACGGAATAGTTATGGTTGATGACAACGAGAATAAGTTTGATTCACAAGAATTGTATAGACTTGCACAAGCAGGTATACAGAATGGTACTGCCAAGTTGTCTACACTGTTCAAAGTTCGCAATACGAAATCAATCGGTCAGCAACAAGCTATCCTCGAAAATGCAGAGCGTAATGCAGAACAACAAGCTCAGCAATTACAGCAACAGCAACAGGAACTTCTCGCTCAGCAGCAACAACAAGCACTCGAAGCAGAGCAGCGTAAATATCAATTTGAGATACAGAAGTTGCAAATGGAGAATGATGCTAAGATTAAGATTGCAGAGATTAATGCTGAAGCAGAAAAACAAAGATTCATTATGGGTGACTTCGGTAACATCAGAAAGAATGATGCACAACTTAAGATTGCCGAAATGGATGTCGAATTCAAACGTGAAAAGGCTAAGGAAGAGAATGAACTTAAAAAGGATATTATCAACTCAGAGGTTGAGAAATCTAAGGCCGAAACTGAACTTATTAAAAAGGAAATAGCAAACTTTAATAAGACTATTAATACTAAAAACAAATAAAGAGTTATGGAATTAAATGATGATTTGTTCGGCAATTCCGAACATGATGATGATGTTATCAATGATAATGATAATATCGAAATTGATAGCTATCTGACTCAGAAGTATGGTATTCAGAATGCAGGTACAGATGATGAACCTGATGATGACCATAATGACGAGCCTGACGATGAGCCTAACAATGAGCCAGTGAATCACGATAATAACAATGGTGATGGCAACGAGGGCAATAAGCCTAAAGACAACGAACCTAATAACGATGAACCTGATGACGAACCAGTAGGCGATACAGTCTATTCTATCATCTCAGAGGAATTGTCTAAGGCTGGCGTATTAAAACATATCGATGGCGTTAGCACTGTTGAAGACTTGACTAAGGCAATAGACAAAGAGGTAGATGAACGTCTCAAAGAAAAATTGCTCCTTGCAGAAAACAACAGTCTAACTCCTGAGCTTCAGGAATACAAAGAGAATAGTGATATTATCAGCAGACTTAGTGAGATAAAAAGCAAGAACATCTCTGGTAATATTGAAGATAAGTATGACAAGCTTAAGGAAAACATCGTAAGCCAATACCTAAAAGTATCTGGTACACCAGAGAAATTACAAAGCAGAATACTTGAAGGTCTTCGTGGTAATAAAGAAGAAATGGCTACAGAATGTGCTGATGCAGTTGACTACCTAATAAAGCATTATAGCGATGCAAATAGCGAAATGCTTGAATCTATCAACAAGAAAAAAGCAGAAAAAGAACAAGCCGCAAGCAAGTTCCAAAATGACGTTATGACTTCATTGAATGACGAGAAAGATAAGTTCTCTATGTTCAATGTAAATAAGCGTGAGCGTGAGAAGGCTATTCGTATTCTTTCTGAAAAATCTTTCAAAGATTCTAATGGTAACTCAATCAATGCGATAGAAAAATATAAGCAGGACAATCCTGTGGAATTTGAAAAAAACATAACTTTATTTTACACTATCACAAATGGATTCACGGATTTCAAACAATTATCCAAGATTGCATCTCGTGTTGGTGTAAAAAACACCGAAAGAAGATTGAGTGAACTTTTGTCAAAAGGTACTACCACAACAAGTACTAAAAACGGCAAAACATCCAATTGGTTATTCGATGAATAATAGGCTAATGGATAAAAATATATAATTGTCTAATATGAATAAATTGAAATTATTCCAAACAATGACCTTTAATTCGTGGAATGGTATCAGCTATTCTGATTCTATTGCTCGAATCTTTGGTCGCGCTCCTCAGCCTGCATCTGATGTAATGGTTGACTTGCTTGCTTACAAGTATGGCGGCAACATGGAGTCTTTCATCAAGCGATTCCCAATTAAGGAGTATGAGACTGATGACCCTTATTTCTGGGACGTATTCCAAGGTGGCGAGGAGCAGTATCCTCTCGTTAAAGCTTTGGACTCTACAGGTACTCTTATCACCACGGCATCTACTGGTGTTACTGGTGTTAATGGTCAGACATTTACCCTTTATTTTGAAAAGCGCATTGGCGTTAAACGTGATGTTATCGTAGGTAACCTCAATGAGAAATACCTCTTCTACATTGTTGAAGAGCCTGCTCTCGTAGGTGGCCTTTGGGAGACACGAGTACAGCTCATGGGCGGCAACACTACTGGTGTTCCTGTTAACCGTCTCTGTCCCGGTGAGCTCTTCACTTATGAGTACACTCCTGTTGAAAAGGACTTCTCTACGGCTGTTGGTACTGTACGTCACCGTACCACTGGTCGTATGACAAACGACTGGACTACCATCCGTAAAGACCACAAAGTTGGTGGTAACTTGCTTGACGCAAAGGTTATGGTTGGTTATCCTGAGTTTGACCAAAACGGCAAATTCACCGGCAAGGTTTCTAACCGTTGGATGCACCGTGAGGATATGGAGTTCCAACGTCAGTTCCGTGATGAGAAGAACCGTGCAATTGTTTGGGGTCGCAACAACCAAACCGCATCAGGCGAATACATCAATACCGGTAACTCTGGTGGTGTAGTAACTTGCGGTGCAGGTCTTTATGAATTGCTTTCATCAAGCAACAAGGTTATCTTCTCTGGCGAACCTACGATGGACATGATTGAACGTGCACTTCGTGGTTTGTGTGGTGATGGTGTTCCTTTGGAAGAGCGTTGCTTCGTAATCAATACCGGCCAAAAAGGCTCTGAGATTATCAGTAAGATGATTAGCCAGACCACTTCAGGTTGGACTCAAATCTTCCAAGCTAACGCTGATTCTCTTGGTGTTATCAACCGCACTAAGAGCAACGTTAACCAAGTAGCTCTTGCAGCAGGCTTCCAGTTCACTGAGTTCCGTGCAGCTTGTGGTGTTCGTGTTCGAGTAAACGTCATTCCTTCTGTTTATGACAACCACGCTCGTCACTCTAAGATTCTTATCGATGGTGAACCGGCAATGTCACGCCGTATGGATATTATCTACTGCGGTGCTCATGATGGCGGTGAGACCACTGACAAGAACGTACAGATTTGCCAGATAAAGGGTAAGCCTGAGATGCACGGTATCTTGCGTGGCTTCCGTGACCCATATACCGGTCTCATCAATAATGAGAACATGGGTACTTCTGAGGATAGTTCAACGTTCACCAAGTTTGCCCAGTTTGGTGTACTTGTTTGGGATACCACCAAGTGTATATCATTTATTCCTGATGTACTTGCGTAAGCAATCCTGACTCTTTATATATTTCCAACCCCTGTGCATGTAAAAGTGCATGGGGGTTTATAAAGAGTCAACAATAACAATTAATAATATAAAGAGAAAAGGATATGAAATCACCGTTAAGAAACGAAACAGTAAAAGTTATGTTTGTGCCACGCACGTTCATGGGTATTAAAGACAAGAGTCACCCTTGCTTCGGCGGTATGGCAGACAATGCTACTTATACATTTTATGGAGCTACTACACGAGGAGAACAAGTTCTGAATGATGACGAACGAGAGTACTTTGAAAAACATTTCGGACTCGAAGAAGGTGCTCTTGGTGTAAACCGTGTTAAGGATAATTTTTGGACCGGTCATACAACCAACTTCAATAGTGTAACTGTTCCTAAAACTGGTCTTGTATTAGACCTGAGCAAGGTAGAAGACTACCTCAAATACAAGATTCTTTTGTCAAACAAAAATGTTGTTGCTAACGGCCTTACTGTAAGGCAGGCGCAAAACAGTGGTTACACCTACCAGTTTACCATGATTAGTGAAAAGGCTATCGAAAAAGAAGAGACCGAAAATGCAAATGTTGCATACGAGGCATTCAACAAGATTCGAGACCTGTACAATTCAACCAATACACTCAACTATATTCTTTCTAAGATTACCGGACAGACGTATTCGCTCGATACGAAGATTGATGCGTTGCGTGCAGGTGTAATGAAGGAGGTACAAGAGAATCCACGTAGAGTTCTCGATATAGCAAACAAGAAGAATCTTGATAAGTATGTCAATCTGTTTATTGCAGAGAAGTATGGTATTCTCCAATCTCGTGATGGTATATACTATGTAGCTGCAACTGGCAAGCCACTTACTTCAAAGAAAGATGTAGGTGAAGGCGCAACAGCAGAATCTCTTGACAAACCTGATAATCAAACTATTTATCTTGAAATCGTTAATGCGATAAAAGAAAAAGAGAAATAGTACTTTATTATAAACTATCAATTAATTTTATGAGTGTTACAATGTTGTAGCACTCATTTTTTATTTGCTATTATGACTACAGATGAAATGTCGGCAGCGTTTGATTTGAAGTACAACAATATAATGTCTAATCTTGCGCCCGGACTAAACGAATATGAGAAGTCTTACTTTCTCACCGAAGCGCAGAAAAGTGTGTTGACTCAATTGTGTGCTGCATACGATACTAACCCTAGTGTTGAACTAGCATTCAGAAAATTAATATCAATGAAGACTTTCTATATAGAAAACTCTTCTAACATAGAATTGCGAAATTCAATATTGTCGATTGGTATGCATAGTAAATATGTTATACCGAGTCGTTACCACGAATATACCGCTAGTTGGCATACAGACAACTCTAGCATAGACGGTAAGTATAAAAACATACTTCTTGATGGATACCCCGGCAGTATTGGCAGTAGCGTTCAAGCAGGATATATTGACACTGATGGAAAGATGAAAAGAGTTGCTATTCTTGTTACTGCAACCCATCATGATACACTACCATACGATTTTACCGGTACAATAAATGGCGTATCAAACGTAACATATACCAGTGACTCTTATTTGCCAAGACTTGACAATGGAAACGTCATTGGTAATAAGATGTTTAAGGTGTTGTATGAGGATGTGCTTAGATATAGTGACTCACCTAATCGCGGTGATGCAGGTGTATTGTCTGTAATACCAATATCGTATTCAGAACTGGCAAGACTTACAAAAAATCCGTATCCATTCCCTGCTAAACATACATGTTGGCGATTGGGTTCTGTTGAGTCTTTGACGTCAAATCATGGCTATGACGAGAATGCTCTTATATTGATTCCGCCATACGGTGATGTTCTACAGTATTACAGAATACATTACGTAGGCAATCCATCTCCAATAATATTGACAAATCTTGGTAGTGATGCATCTCACGAGATAACAATTGATGGTGGTTACCAAAAGACAGATATGAATACAGACAATGTATTACATGCTTCAGTTCATCACATGATTGTTGATACTGCTGTTATGATGGCTAAAGCTGCAATGTCAGGTCAAGGTGTTCCATCTGCCGGTGGTAGCCAAAAAGAACAAGAAGAATAATAAAACATGACAACAGGAGAATTATATAATATGATTGGAATACTGCTAAACAAATATGCAGTAGAACGATATGGTTACAATGGAGACCCATTGAATCCAAACGATTATACACTCACTGTTATATACAATAGAATGCAGACTGAATGGGCCGAGAAGATAGCTCATTCAGTTATGCTTCAAAATGAAGCCACAGAGCGTGAACAGTATTTGTTGCACATGATGACTGACAATGCGACAATAACTGTTGTTACACCTACAACAAACACAAATTATCCACAAGGTGAAGATTACAAATACTTCACTGCTGAACTAGAATGCTCTCGTGAGCTTCTCTCTATAATCAGTGAGATTGCAACATGTACTGCCGTAAATGCTTGTACTGGTGCTGAGTATTCAACATCAACCAAGGTTAAGACATTGCAGTTTGTAGATGCTTGGAGAAAATTGAAAGACCCATTTAGCTATAGAATTGGCAATGTATACAGACTACCTGATATTGAACGTAACGATAATAATATCACATTAAACTATGTAGCCAATGGTTTAGACATCAATAGTATTAATGTGTCGTTCATACAAAATCCTGCACCTATATTGTTTGTTAAGCTTCCTAGTAACATGGCAATCAATGGTCAGTCAGATATAACACCAGAAGATGAAATATTGAAATTTCCTAACTGGGTTTATAAAGAGCTTGCAGAAGTAACTGCTATTGAAGTTCTTAAAACGCTTGGTATAGGTAATCAAACAGATAAAGAGGATAAGCAATGATTATAAACTACAATAGAAGCGAGATAACAGCTGATGGCAAGAGTGTACAATTCAACTTTCAAGTTCCATCTGGTGGTGGTTTTGGTAACGATTGCTACTTCTCTAGAGGTGTGTGGGTGTATAATCAAGACACTATAGACCTGACTAATCTCGCAAACAATCATGGTGGTGATACTGGTACACCAAACAATACAAAGTTCCTTTATGGGCCTGATAAGCTGTGGAATGGTCTTGTTATAGAATCAAATGCTAGTAGTGCAGAATCCTATAAACAGATAGCTTCTATAGTTAGCCTATCTGACTTCTTTAACACTGAAGTATCTGCAAAAGAAACTGACATATTGTTTTTTGTTATGTTAGTAAAGGGTATGCCTGATAACATACTGTGCAAGTTTAATGATGGTCTTCAAGTTGTACCTGTTTACCAAAAATCATTGCTAACTAAATGGCTATCTAATTCATCGAGAGCACTACTCAATGGCGACCCTGCCGACTATACAAACCACGTCCATAACATAATGCTTGCTACGGCAATTGAGAATGCAGCTAAAGCAGGCAAATTTAATCTTATGATTGATTACTGGAATGAGTTTATAGGCAAGAGAACTTTGTATGACGAATGTCTGTACAGTGAGACAGAAACATTCAAACCATGTAACTGTAAATAGTATGTATAAGAACAATAATTCTATAATAACAAAAGACGAGACTGGCAACTATCTGACTCTTAAGTTCAACAAAGAGGATAGATACAAGTTCAAATACACCAACACTTCTTATGCACCTCGAAACGTCTTGAGACACTCTGATTGCGTTCAGTTTTACAATAACTCATATCAAGGTGGTACTTCTGGTATAACGACTGCAACGATAGATGGAGCACAATGTCTAAAACTTGAAATGAACAAAGGCTTATGGTGGTATAAAGGAGGTTTGCTCGGCGGTGCACCAGTAGCACCATTCTCTTTTACAGTGTCTGCCGATTTGTATATAGAAAGCTATAGTGATTCATACTCACATTTCCAGATGGGTTTTGAGCGTCTTGGCTATAATGGTTTTCCATCTTACGATTTATCATCATTACCACAACAGCAATGGACTCGAATCTCAGCTTCTTTCTCAGTAACTACTGATAATACCGGTTCTCCATTGTTTAAGACTTGGGGTAGTGGTACATGTGCTGTGTACATCAAGAATGTTTGTGTTGAGATTGGTACAACCACTGGTATCTGGGCCCTAGCACCTGAAGAGTCCGGATTCCTTACATCACTCACTACCGGTACTGCATCAGATAGAATAGCTGCTGCTACAGAAGCCAATGCTACCATACTGTCAAAAACACTGTTTAACAACAAGTATATCTATGGTTGGACTCTACACAATCAGGATACATTTGATTACCAGAACATACTAAACAACTTTAGACTTGTTGGTAAGTACGAGAATGGTATCGATGCAGTGAACAAAAACTATCTGTATAGCGATACTCAGAGTACAGCTCCACGGCCTTATGAGCATGAGTATACATCTCACTCTCAGATAATTAACTTCCTAGACCTGAAGACTCAGTTAGCTGATGCATCGATAAAAACATCTGCCAAACCTACTGACCTACTGTTCTTGTGTGTTACTGAGTATGGTGATGAGTTGACTTATAAGTCACAAATACAATACGACACAGTAGCCAACTCTTTATCGATGTCAAGTAGTGAATATGAGAATGATGTTCCTGTACCATGCGAGCTAGCTCCTAAGTATACTGTAATACCAATCTTCGACAAAAACATATTTGTTGATATTGCCGTTAATTCGGCCGTAGAATGCGTAAACAAACGTAAGCATGAACGAGACTCCATACTGTATGATATGCTTAAAATAAAGGCAATAGAATACTCATTGAAGGCAGGAGATTTTGGTACGGCAATAGATTTTTGGAAGGCGTTCATATTGGCACAAGACATTGAATATGATGAATGCTTTAAGGAAGAAGCTCGTTATGAACGAGACAAATGCGACTGTTCTTATATTGTGAATTATGATTAATGCATATTTGATAGCAAATGGTATATACAAGATGATGAAAGATGCATCTGTATATGGTAATGTTGCAATTAGAGATAGAGACAAACTTGCAACTATATGTCTCATAGATTGGTTGATTGATGATTTCGAGGACTTCATCGATGACAAACAGATGTTGTCAATAAAGTCATCGATAAACTATCTTAGTAGAACTGGAAGATATACGAATAACTTACACAATAAAATTGCAGAATGAAGGCATCGGAATTTATATATATGGTGAGATTCTTACTTAAGGAGAATCATGTGGAATCAGATGTAGAAGACAGTCATATAATATGGCTTGCTGATAAGGAAAAGGCCGCATTGATAGACCAACTAGTAATGAATCATCTATTGTCAAGTCAGCTTGTTGATGAGTTGTCAAACGATGTTTGCATTCCAATGAAGCCATTTAGGGCCTACGAGTTCTCTACCGAGAAGCTTTCTCGTTCTACAATAAAGATACCTGACTGTTATAGAGAGTACACTACAGTAAGCTCTATAGACAGGCTGTCATCTAATGAGTTTTCTTTTGTGCCGTTTAGAAACCTATCATACGCAGGTAACTTCTCTTCAGCAAATAAGAATACGGTATATGTAGCAATATCGCCGGACATGTATCTGTATGCAAAAAGCAAGACCAATGCAGCACTACTAATACAAAAGATTATAGTGTCTAGCATATTTACTGATACGATGAAGATAGCTAGTATTGGCTGCTGTCCAACTTCATGTACAAATACAGATGAAGCTGATGCAGAGCTCAAAATACCAATGCAATACGTTCAGAATATTTTAGAGAAGGTTGTTAATAAAATCGCACAAAGGAATATCTTTGAGGAAGATAAGGGTGTAAATAAGAATGATGACACCCAACAAAAAGCCATTAGCAAACAATAAATATAAATAGAGAAATATGAATTTTTCAGAATCTAAAATTACTCAGGTTTTCGTTGGTGACGAATACGAAGCAGCAGGTTCAGTTGCAACTGCCGGTGCTTGCACCTACGTTAACCAAGCAAACACGCTCTCGTTGGAGCGTTACGATGGTACAGCATTGCAGCCAATCATCACGATTCCAAAGGGTGACATTAAGAAAGCTGTATATGCTGCCGGTGTTCCTCTTCGTACTCTTAAACGCTATAGCATCGCATTTACTTCTGGTGTTAGTGTGGTTACTGGTACGGCTTATTCTTTGCAGCTTGAAATTCATAACCTCTTTGGTTTCACTAAGCCGCAAAAAACTCAGGTTACTTATGTAGCTAAGTCTAACGACACTACGTCAACTGTACTACAGAAGATTATGGGCCTTGCTGATAACTTGTTCAAAGACCAAGATTTGTGGTTCTACAATGCAGCAACTGTAGATACTGCAAACAATCGTATTGATGAGGTTATCACTCCGTTCTATGTTGGCAAGACTGATGAATATGGTGCATTCATCAAAGTTGTTCCTCTTCCTACGGCAGCAGGTATTGACTGGGCAACGGTAACTCCATCTGCTCTTGGTACTACTGTTCCTAACGGCCGTAAGATTGCTAACATGGAATGGGCATACCAGTCACAGCGTCAGCTTACTACCTACGGTACTCTCGACCCACGTATGGATATGAATCATGACCTTCTGTATGCTAGTGCTACGAAGACCTATGACATCATCACCATCACGGTACGTAGCGAGGACCGCAACGGTACTCCAAGCGAGTATGATGTAGTTGTTGCTTCAGACCATGCAGCTACCGTAAACTTCGCTTCAGAGCTGAATAACCTTCTTAATCCCTAACGGATAGGATAAGGGCAATAAAAAAGGAGTTGTCAATTTGGCAGCTCCTTTTCTTTTTGTTGTTACAATTGTTTCAAATCGTAATTACATATTATTCGTCTCAACCTAACCTTTACTCTATTATTAAAGGTTAATCTTACAAATAGATAATTACCATAAGGCCTATCATTAACATCGTTTATTTTTGAAATCCTAGGTCTAACCTTTGCATAACTATTCTGTGTACTATTCTGTTGTGTAGTTAGCGAATCATTATTTCCATCGGCAGTAAACCTTGGCATAGATACAATCCATCTACCATTCTTTTTCGTTACTGATGCCTGCTCAGTTGATGGTTTGTCAGAATACGTTAATGTACCAGAACCTTTACCATAGTCATTCCACACCTCAATCTTTGTTATAGGACAATCAAGTTGTTTGTATTCATACTCTTCATCAGTAGTATTATACACAAGTGAATGTGCTTCAACTTCAACATTATGGAATTGTGCAAAATCATCAAGTGTTGGAGACTTTACAAATATTTCCACTGTTGGATTGTCATATTCCCTAGTATAACGTTTCAATGTAGTACCATCAAAAGTATCATCATTTCTTAATAAGAATATGTTACTAGAAATGTTTGTTCTTCTTGAATCTGGCGGAAATGCATCAGGTATACAATGAATGTTATATTCACCATTGTTACCTGTATGATTAAACGTATAAATGGCAATAGCACCTAGCGAACTTAAAGATGTCTTCATCATCGTTGAAGCTCTGTATGGCTCGTATCCGACAAAAGAGTTGACAGTAAAATCAAATACCAAAGAATATTGTTTATTCGGAACAGAACCATTGTTTACTATGTACAACCTCTTTACAAGCTCATCATATAGAACTCTAACATTAGAGTCTTTGTATGTTCCTTGTGATGCAGTATCGCCTAACACTGTTTTGAAATACTTTTGCATACCATACTTTCTAGTCATATCTATGACTTCTTCTCCGGTAACCAGATATAGCATTGTATTTCTTTGTGTAAGAACACATAGTCCAAACTCAGTTGCGCACACACAATCCATACTTGGTATGACATCATTCTTTATCAAATACTGATAATCACCTCGCTTTATATCACTACTTCTGTATCCACCTAAATCGTTATTTACTCTTCGTTGGTTGTAGTCCAAAACACTAAGTGCTGTTTCTTGAACACAATACAACAACCCATTGCATTCAATTACACCAATCAGTTTGCCATAAGTAGCATCAGTACCTATCGATTCAGATATGTCAGCACAATACATATCAGAGTCATATTCACTAAAATTATTCTCAACACTCATGTATATATAGGCATTCTGAGTCTTGTCTTCAGGTATACCAACATTGTATGGTATAAACGATTCGTATTTATCGTATGCATTACAGTATGTATTGAAGGTTTGAGGAGTAGCATACTTATTAGTTTCTTCGGCAGATATGTACGCATCATTTCTACCAAACGGAACTGCCCTCGAATATGCTTCATATCTTACAACATCAACTACTCGTTGTTTTTCTGACAATGGAGTAGAACTGTGTAAGGTGTCCCACTTATCATAAAAACCACCAAACCCACCTACAGGTATATACAGGTTATCCGCATCAAGCTGAACGCAACCATACTGATAAAACGATAGAGTTTTTACTTCAGTATCTGATGCTTCTTCGTTATTGTACAGCAATACTCTCTTGGTGTCATAAACAGTACTATTAGGATATATAAACAATGAGCTACTAGTGTCGTATTTTATTTTAATCATCTGCTTACATATCTTTATTGATACATCGTCATTTGATGCAGCAAATGGCTTCAAACTAGTACTATCATTTTGTTCAAAAACAACACATTTTCTCCATCCCTTGTATGTAGTATTGAACGAATCATTAGTAAGAGTTTGTCCATCACTTGAAACAACATCATTAATCGCATTACAATCTTTCTGATTATTTATTGCAACATCAGTTTTACCAGACAGTAAATATGTCGTTTTACCAGAAAGGAATCTTGCAGAACCGCTACTCTCACAGTTGTATATCTTTGCGCTGTTTAGCTTTACAGAAGTTTCATTTGTTCTGTTATTATCTATCTCCTGAATATACAAGAAGACCTTTTTGTCATAAGTAGAATAAAACTTTCCGGTAGGAGATTTTGCAGATTGCGTTGTTCCGCATGATGTGTGCCACAAGTATATTGGGTATCTTACTTGTTTCGGCAATGTCTTGGTTTCTACGTCAAGTCCATTTGTATTATTTGGTTCTCTAGGCTGATATAATCCATCGTACCAATTTAGCGAACAAACAACTATACCACTAAAAGAAGATGATGTCTCAACAAATCCATCACCTGTTATGACTGTACTACCGTTTGTAATTTTGTACGGAAGAGTATCTCCATTATCTTGTATATCTATTATTGTATGTTGGTTGTTTAATGTAGTATTCCATACTAATGCTCTCCAATTTGAGTTGTACACCAATACACTTCTTTTAAGTTCAATGTCAGGTGTATGCATTTGTATTATAGTATAAAATGCTCTTACAGTATTTGGAAAGCCAGACTGTATTTTACATTGAGTACTTGTATTATCTGCTACTATATTCATGATAAACCACTTGCAATCTTGTTTATATAAAAATAGGCATTTGCAATAAACAATGTCTATATTTGAAGAAAACTGATTTTATGGCAACTATAAAATATACAAACGAAACTCCTTCTACAGTAATAGTATCTGCAAAAGCAAAAATCCCAGAGGATATTGTTAAGATAGCAATGAAATTAGGATATGTAGCGGCCAGACTATGTAGAACAGAATCAAGAAGAAAGACTTTTGTTGCAGATGGTTTTGTAACTCCAACCATTAATTATGACAGCAAAAACAATACTATATATACAACAGACGTAATACAATAATATGAAGAGTGTTTTTTTTCCATTAACTCAAACACAAGACCCAACATTAAGGTCAACAAAAGAATCAAGTCCATACGATGTATATGGAATGAAAATGCTTTCCCAAAACGTAAGCGGTCTTGATGATGACTATATAGTAGAAACAGAACCTGCGTCAACTTTTCTAGAATCTCCATTTTGTAATGTATCCGGAAAAGAATCAGGATTTTGTATTCTTGGTAGCCTATCGCTATACAACAAGGTATTGTTAATAATGCACTATGCATCATTTAATAGTAATACTACACATACTGATATGATTGGAGTATATGATGGAACGCATATAACTTCATTTATAATTGGTGATTTCGGTTTCACAACCAAATACAGTTACTCATTAACTTCTTGTGACGATAACGGAAAAACAAAAATATTCTTAGCTGATGGAGTCAACCCACTAAGAGTAATACATATTGATAAAGCTTCACTCAACTTAAGCTTCGATAATTATGTCACTTTTATATACGACAAAGACATTACTTACAGTGGCGATAGCTATAAGTCATACAAAATTTCAGTAAAGAAAAAGACATTCGATGTATACAAATATCAAAACAAATATCACAAACCAATATTTGGTGTTATTACTGGTCAGTCGAGTGTTAACAATTCAAAAACTAATCCATTATACGAAGACGTTTTTTACTTAAAAGATATTTTATGCACATCTGCTGATGCATTAGATGTTCTATCTGTTGCTTACGATTATGATAGAAAGGTTACAGTACAACCAAAAGAATCTTCTAGTGCTTCATTCAAAATAGGAACTTATTCAATAGGATTATACGAAGGATGTCTTAATAGTCCTAGGTCAGCATGTGTATATGACTCTGATGCCATATACTTAACTTCTCAGACAAACAAACCAAATGATGTTTCTAATCAAGAAATTGTAGTAAAAATCAAAAAGGCATACGCATTTTCAAAAGATTACATGACTGTCGTATGCAAGAATAATACTACCGGAGAATACAAAGAATCTGAAATGTTCTTTACCGGCAGACTACCAATAGCAAAAGGAACTTCATTTACAGCTTATACAAATAATACTTGGCAATTCATAAAACAAAATAAATCTATTTCAGATGACACTAATGTAGCTGTAGTTGTTCTATCAGCAATAGATGATTCTTATCTAGATGTCGGAGTATACAACTCCAGTCAGAACGATATATCTATTTTGCTATCTAACGAATATGACTGTTTTGTATATGCTTGTTTTATTGTCATTAACTATGTGAGATATGATATACCAGTTTCTTTTGAAGCTTCATTCTCTATGAATAATTCAGAAAAGGTTGTTCCATTAGAAAGAATATTAGCTAGAGAGAAAAATGCAATCATACCTACCAAAGTCACTATGAACAAAGGAAGGTTGTTGTGTTGTGTTAATAACTCAAAGATTCAAGACCAAAACGAACTAAACGAACTCATAGGACTCGTAGGAAGTGCAAGCTCAATAGAGATTGACCAGAAGGCATCAGATGATTTTATTAATAGAAATCCAGAGTCAATAACCAAAAACTCTGTAATGCTGCCGTATACAACTTATATGTTCGGCTACCAATTCAAAAACAAATACGGCGTATGGACAGACATCCTGATTGGCGATTCAGCCGCAAACACGTCTCGCTATATAATGACAATCACACTGAATAACAATTCAGGAAAGTTTGTGCTATCTACCTCTGTATCAGTTTATTACTACAAGACGAATTTCTTTATGGCTACATTGGCTAATGACTGGTCATACGTACTTGCAGATTCGCACCTCACTGGTAAGTTGTCTCACTCAGAAGTGAATAACCTCGCCGGTATTTCTATAGCAATAAACAATAACATAGTTACTATAACCGATGCAATAGGAGCAGATTTTGAAAACGACCCACTTGTAATATCAGTATCAGATATTCCAGGAGCTACCTACTCTGCTACTAATTACATATCTACCATAACATTTAGAGCATAAACTTTTAATTAAAAACTATATGGCATCTGTATCCATTCCAAGCAATCCTTTTACTTATAGCTTTACTCATTACAACACGAACAATGACACGTATGTCCATCTGTGGATTATCGAACGACAGTATCCTGTGGATATTACCACTGCCACTGACCTTGATGTGATAATGAGTCAGGCTATCGAAGCTTGTACTCAGTTCTTTTTCACATCTACTTCTAGTATCACCAGTAACAAAGTCCAATTGACTGACGCTACAAAAAACCTCCTCGAAGCTGTAACTGCAAATTACCCTATAACAAACAACGGTTGCGCAGATATGAGGTTGATGGCAAAGACATTCTCATCTATAACAGACTGGGATGTTAATGAAGATGAGTGGAATATGTATCTAAATGACACTCCCAAAGTTAACTCTCCATTACTAGAACAGATATACCTGACAAACAAAACAAAAAACGAAATACTAACTCTACTCGGTGGTTCTGTCGGTAACTACCTGAAATCATATCTGGCAGAAAACACTTATGGCAATAAGATACTGAGACTCGAAAGACATTACCAAGATTCGTCTACATTCTACACTCTATACAAGAGTGACTCTATGGAGTTCACATTCGATTCAGAAGACCAATGGACCGTGCAACTCTCTGATACTATATGGAATCAACTTATAAACAATTCTTCATATACAGGAACTAATGTAAACTGGGATTACTGGGCAAACTACTTCAATAAGGATACTAAAGGTGTTGATGGCGGAAATGTGTTAGTGTGCCAATCTACTACAAACCAAGCCAACTCTACATTCTATAGTTCTATCTATAAGGCAAATAAAGCTAACTCGATAATATCCGAAGCAGGAAATAATGTGTCTATCAATGGCAATATCCATATCAACTTTAAGTTGTTATTCGTAAATCCCAGAACAGGCGTTAGCTTTGACAATTCAGGCGAACTTGCCTTCGTTGGTGGCGGCTCTTCAGAACCGGGTGCATTCAATACATACGGCAAACACTTCGCTTATAAAAACCAAGACGGCTCTTATACACACTTCCTAGAATTATTGGCCTATAACCAAAATAGCTCTCCTGCCATATTCGGAGCACTCCCATACACAAGTTCTTCATCATCTAGTCCTACTGGCGGCACTGCTATACTAAGCACAGGAAGTAGAACTATGGCCAGAAGACTTGATACCCTACATGACTCTGCCGCTTCTGATGGTATGATTGCTGATACTGTTAACGCTACAAGCTCAGTTACTCTTGTCAAAAATGCTTACGATTCGTTCTTCCAAAATCAATCTTCTGGTGCTGTAACTTGGTCTCTAAAAGCTTATACCTCATCTTATACTTCAGGTATAAAATCACTCTCTCCTAACTTTATTACTATAGGCCAAAACTCATCTGGCACTTCGCTACCTACTGATGTTAGTGGCTTCAACCTGTCTTATATCAATAGCCTATCATATTCTTCGCTTAAAACTAACGCTCTCTTGCATGGCTATGGCAGTATTCCACAGGACTTCTACGATGACTACACTTCTTCATTCTCTTCTTTCTATACATTCGACCCACAGATGTTGTTCGGTTCAAGATTGTCAACTTCTATCCCTAGACGATTAGTCAATATAGCTTGCAATAGTGGCTCTTATCGAACCCTCTATTCTACTAATACATACATCAAAATTATCTACACCTCAGACTCAGCTGATGTACCTTATCACCTATTGTCTATTATCTATTTCTATAACTAACATGTCATAGATTCTAGCTCATGACTAATATATTTCCCGGTCCGGCTGCGATAGTCGGGCCTTTCTTTTTCTCTACTCATACAAAGAGTCAATTTTATTGCTTATGCAAAGAGTTGTTTCAATTGCAAATCTGAATTTTCTTGTTCATGCAAAGAGTTCTTGTTTATACAAAATTCAATCTTCTTGCTCACGTAAAGAGTTGGTATGGTGATATTCGAGCAGACGATGTAAAGGGGTCACTATCCCCCCCCATCGAATGTATAGAATTGAATACCAGAACGAATTTGAAAAAAGGTTCAAGGAATTGATAAGAGATAACAATAAGTAATAACAAACAAAAAGAAAGAAACAATGAGAAAGACAATGAAAATCGTAGGAAAAGTAGTAGCAGTGCTATCAGCAACAGCTATGACAATAGTAGTATATGTAATGACTAAAGACTGTCATAAAACAATAGTGACAGTGATGGTAGCATTCTCAATGGCAATGACTATTGAGATAGCTATCGATAACATCAAAGAGAAAGACAATAAATAAATAGTCCTTATAAAAAACAATGAAAGCAGTTACTATCACACCAGACATGTCTACGATTGTAGACGTTGATGGTAACGAGTATACAAGCTCGTATAATACTTGTTTCAATCCAGTAGAACAGCCAACGTCAGGATGCTATGTTGTGTTGCCTGATTATACAATAGGATATATAATATCAATAAGCACTGACAGAAGTAAAGCATTAGTTAAACAAGGAAACAAATATTTAAGATTAACATTCTAATGAAAGTAAAAGAATTAATCAACATTCTCCAGTCATTTGATGGAGAAATGGAAGTAAGGTATCAACAATTACCTGAATCATATCCATCTGATTATGAAGCTCTATCTATCAATACAGTAAAAGAGGTAGGCATCAGATATGATGAGAATAAACTGAATATTCTTCAAGAAGGATATGTCGTTGATAAACAAAGTAATAAAAGAACAATATTATTAATTAATGAATTATGAGAAAGAACATTATCAAAACAATAGCAAGCGTATTGTTTGCTGTTGCAGCAATCACTGTAATGGGAATATTAGCAATAGCATTTACCAAATTCAATATAATCATAGTATTGATGTTATCCATCTGTGTTATTTATGCAACAATCGTAACAGATTATAATGACAATGATGATGTATTGATAGGAATAAGTGTAATTAATGGAGTCGGAATATTGGCTCTATTATTTGCTCTATTCTTTGTTAGAGTACTATAAAATTAAAATATTATTAACAGTTAAAACATTAAGAAAAATGGAAACAATTATGATTTAAGGAGTTGAACTCAACGTATTAGGTAGTGAGAGTGTAGGTAACTTCGACAACAAAGAAGTATGTGTACTGTATAGGTATGGGGTGATTTGCCTTCGCGTTGATGATGAAATGATATATATCAATCCGGATGACAATGAACGTCTTCAAAAAGCAGAATCACTATCTAATATGTTGGGAATCATTTGCAATGAAGGAACTTTATACACTGTCTACAACATAGGTAGTGAGCGTGAATCAAAAGTCATTTGTCTTGTAAAACAATAAAAAGAATAAGTATTAACAATCAAAAAACTTAAAGCCATGTTAAAAGTATTAGAAACAGTTTCGGTTGAGTCAGTATTTGCAGGTCAAAATGTAGAACTACAAGAGACTCCTAATGGTAATCTTTGCTTCACTCTTAATGGTGAGAATTATTACGTCAGAAAAGATGATGAAGGTGACATTGATACTATTGTAGACAAGATGGATGAATGGTCTATCAAGACAGTTATACCAGATGATGTTGAAGATGCTGTTGCATTCAAGATAGTATGTCATCAACGTCCATGGAAATCTATTAAGACATTCTCATTCAAGAAGGCTGGTGCATAACCAGTCCTTCTCTCTACGATTACGAGAGCCTCAAACGTAGACTAGCAACGCACAATACTACATAAACCGAGGCCAACGTTAAATAGCGAACGATAACTAATACGATAACTATCACGAGGATGACCGTACTACTAACGACCTCATCCTTAATATTGGCGATATTGCCAGAACTTAAAAACTAAACAATCATGTTAAAAGTAATTGAAGAGTCTCCTGCTAGTGAAGTATTCTATGGTGAAGTAGAACTCCTTGAAACACCAAACGGTAACCTTGCATTCAACCTCAACGGCGACAACATCTATGTACGTGCTGAGGATATGGGTGATGTTGACAACTTACTCGAAACTCTTGACGAGTGGAGTGTTAAAACTGTCATCCCTGACGATGTGGAGGACGCATCAGCATTTAAGCTTTTGTGTCATCAGAAACCTTGGAGAAAGATTCGTACTTTCAAGTTCAGCTAAAACTTTGGGACTCTATGTGAGTCCCTTTCTTTTTACGACTATTACCGTACTATTCATGTCTTCGTCTCTACTAACGAAACCAAACGTCACCGTCAACCTAATCGTCACGTCACACTAACAACCGCATCCTTGTCGTTGGCAATATTGCCAGAACAATAAAACAATAGTATTATGTTAAAAGTTATTGAAGAGTTTCCTGCTAAGGAAATGTTTAGTGGAGAAGAG